TTTAAACTCTTCTATTTTTTTATTTATAAAATCTCTAACTTGATTTTCACTTGCAGGTACAAATTTCTTTTGAGTTATTTCTTCACCAGCTTTATTAAGACGTGGTTTACCATCTCTATCTAATACAGTTCTAATGTCAGTATACCCTAAACCTAATGCTTCTCCTTGTAGAGGTTTACTAAGATCAGCCATTAATGGCACTACAGAACCAAGTTCAATGTCAATACCTTCGGTTTTCTTTTGTACCATAAACCTACCTAGAGCTGCAACTTCGTCTTTATCATTAAAGTCAGGTGTTCCATAGTAACCATAACCTTCTAATAATTGTTGCATCTGAGACATACCTCTATCCTGTGCAGCTTTTAAAGTTCCTACATGCACACCTAGTTGATCAAAAGGGTCTCCTCTATAAGCATAACCAAATTCATTTGTTTTAACATTAAATTCAGGATTAATCATATCATCTTCAAATTGACCCCCTTTAGCCATAGTGTAGTGAAATACAGGTTTAGTAAAACCTAACTCCTGTGCATCTGATGCTGCAGTCATTATTGTTCCACCAAATCTAGGACTCTCTACATCAAAGTCTTCAATAAGTCTTTCTACATCTATAACTGTACCATTTAAGTTCTCGGGATTAGCTACTTGTCTATTTGCAGTATCTGTTCTATAAGGTAGTGGTACATCTCTGTGTACTGTTACAGGATAATTTCTCTCTAAGTCTGCTACAGAGTTATTTACAGCTTGTGTATATAACCTATAAAACTGAGAACCTTCTAATTCAGATAATTTTTCTTTGTAATCTTTATTTAGTTGTTTTAAATATCTGTAATGCGACATCTCTCTAAGAGCTGCTGCATTAGCTGTTTCGTCAGAATATTCAGGGGCATTTAATTGTTCTTGATTCTGCTTAATACTAAGCTTTAACTTTTTAATTCCCTCTGCTAAGGCATCTGAGTCCCTAGTGCTTCTTGATAATATTTGTCCACTAACAGAAGGAAGGACTATAAATTTAGCACCAGAAGCTTCAGCTTTTTGTATAAGAACTTTTAGTGCTTGATCTGAAATATCTTGATTGTTAGATATTGGACTTGACACATATTTTTTACCTTCTGAATATCTTGAATAATTATGTTTGTAACTAGACCTATAAAAATTAAATATATCTTTTAAGTTATTTCTTTTTTCTCTATAGTTTATATCCATTTGTTCAGCAACTTCTACAGACCCAAATTTATCTTTCATAAGTTTTTCATAACGTTCATCTAAATCAAAAAGTCGGTCTTCTAGTTGATTTAGATCAAGTCTGTCAGCCTTAAAAGTTGAACTTAAAAATTCACTTAACATTTGTTGATATACAACACCCAACATATCTCTTCCATACTCTTCTGCAAAAGCAACACTAGGTTTTTTACCCTGATCTACATAAGTCTCTAAAAAATCATCAAATTCATCTGTTGTTAAATCTATATCATCTACAAAATCTTCTATTGCAAAACCATCATCATCTACAAACTCAGGTAAATCAACTGTATCCATTACTTCAGAATCTTCAATTTTGTCTAAACTTTTAAGGTAAGAAAATTCTGGTATATCAGTAATTGTATTTCTTACATATTCATCTGTTAATCTTTCAGTTAAGTATTTATAAAGAGGAGTTGGACGTTGATCTGCATAAGCCTGTCTAGTATTAAATAAATTAGTCTCACCAGCTATTATTGCTTGATCTAAAATTCTCTCAAGACTAAGCCCATTATCAACATCTATAAAACCTTTAAGATCAGGATCATTTTTAGGAGCATATTTTTTTACCAGATTAAGAATATCTCTTTTTTGTTCATTCATTGTTTGAGAATTAAAAAATGTATACCTACTACGAACATCAGACAGTTTTTCTATTTCTTTTTGAAAATCTAACGTACCTTTTATAAGTGTTTTAACTTCACTGTTAAAATTATCTGGTACAGTTACATTCTTAAAAAGAAATCCAGGTGGAGCATCAGGAATAACCATTGCATCAGTATAAAAACCTTTGTTTCTTAAATCACCGTCAAATAATGTAGTTTTAACACTAGAAAAATCTTTATTTAAATCATCAACTTTAAAAACTCCAGCATCTTCTAGCACTGGTATATTAAACATATTATTAAAAAGTTCATCTTCACTACGAACAACATTACCTTTTGCGTCTTTGAATGGTGTTTTTATTCCTCCATAATTAGGATTTAACATCTTAGATTGTATCTCTTCTGCAAGAATGTACATGCCTTTACCAGGTCCAGTATCTCCACGGTTATGCCTATGAAAAGGAAATATTATAGAGTCAAATCTACTAGTGTCAGGTAAAGGATTATTAGGACTAGCAAAGAATTTTTGAAAAAAAGTATCTTTAAGTGATTCTTGATCTCTTACATAATGTTGATATAAACTACCTCTTACATGAGCAATAGTGTTTGTATCATAAACTCCTGCAGTATCTACTCTTGAAAACTCTTTATCTTTTTCAGGTATAAAGTTTATTTTTGTTTCAAAATAACCAAGCTCCCCTCCTAACACTGCTTGATCATCACCCATACTAAGTGTAATATCTTGACCGTAAAATCCAGATTGTCTTTGTGTACCTCTAAATCTTTCATTAGCATAAAGACCTTCAAATTTACGTTTACTTAAATCAAATAAATCATTTAAAGTATATTTTTTATTTAGTTCTATACTTTCAGGTATTAATTCAGGAGTCATCTCAGGCATTTTTTTTAATTGTCTTAAGAGGTCTTCACCTAAAATACCTTTTTGTGGTATATCTATAGTAGATAATGCTTCGTTAAAAGGGTCTCTAAACTCTGTCTTTGATGCAGATAATATTGTAGGATTACCTTCTGGTGCAGAACCTTTATCTGGATATTCGTAAAATAATGTATCTCTATCTCTATAAGTTGGTAAAAGATTACCACTAAAACTAAACGTAGTGGGCATTGAATCTTTTTGATTAGCAATTTGATAAGCTCTATTTAATCCTTTTATACCAGACTCTAATGCATCATCTATCTCGGTTAAGTTTCTTCCACCAATACGACTACCAGCATACTCTATTAAACCCATTGTATCTCTAGAGAAACGTTCTGCATTTTCATCTGAGATTAATCTTAAAGGTTGAGCTACAGCAGTAACTGCAAGTTTTATAGCAGTGTCTGCCGTACCTAGTCCTGCAAGTCCCATATCCATAAGATAATCCATAGACCTTTTATACGCAGTAAAAAGTGCAGGGTCATCTTCATCTATAAAATCAAGTTTACCTGCACTAAAAAATCTATCCTTAACTTCATTAAAAGATTTTTTTACATTTAATGGATCAAACGTTTGTTGACTTTCTTGTGTTTTTAAAATCTGTTGAAAAAGGTCTTGACTCTGAGACTCACCAGGAAAATCAAAAGCATTTGGTACTAGAGGATCAGCCTGTTGACCATAGACATTAGTAGGTAGTTCATTAGCCATTCACGTCTTCCCTTAATCTAAGCATACTTCTAAGAGCACGTATCTCTCCCTGAGCACGATACATCTCTTCAACATCACCAATTTGTTCTAGCCTACGTTGAGTGTTACTAATCCTGTTAAGAACTTCTTCAAGAAACGGATTGTATAACTCTGGGTTATTAACAAAAGGTTTAATAGTATTATTCACTATTAGCTTCATTGCATCGGTTGTTCATTAGTATTAGCTGAGAAGCCCTGTTCTCCTGGCTGAGGAGCTGTACCAGTTCCAATGGTTCCACCCCCACTACCTTGTGTATCCTGCACCTGTGCGCCAGCAGGTGCTCCCTGTGGCCCTTGTACTGGTGGAGCACCTGGAGGTGGAGCTGGAGGTGGATTCTCTTGTTGGAACTTCTTAAGTATCTCTGCTTGTACTGCAGCCTGTGCCATGTTGTTACCAACCTTATCTGGATCAAGGTCCATAGACTTAGCAATCTCACGAACAATGTAATCCATTCTAGCAAATGGTGCTAGTGCAGGGTTAGATACAACTTGCATGAATTGCATTAAGCGTTGACTACGTACCTCATTAGCCATTAGACTTTCTGTACCACGAGCCTTAACTTCTAGATCACCCTTAATCTCAGTGTCATAATCAAACTGCATATTAAAGTTAAAGAAAGCTTTGCCTAGTGGTGCTAGTAGATAGTCATCAATGTTTTTAATTACATTACGTATGCTACCGTTAGCAGCAGACATGAGCATAGAAATACCAGAAGCAGTACGGCCCACCCCTGATACGCCTGTTTGACCATGTGCGAAAGATGGAAATCCAGTTGATTCATCTGATAATACCCTTGCTTTGTCGAACATCTGCATGTTCTCATTACTTACGTTGGGGAACTTAGTTCCAAAGATTGCTTGTCCAGGTGCACCACCTTGCCTACGGAAGACTTTTCCAGGATACACAGACAGGTCTTGGCCTGGAACTAGATTAGTCTCATCAACTTCAATTAATAAATTACCTGACAGTGCAGCATTATCTACAGCCATCCTCATAAACCCATTCATGAGTGTCTGGGTATCATCCATGTTTTCTGCAATGCCCACACCAAATATACTATAAGGGTTCATCTCAAAGGGAGATGCAAAGTAAGGAATGTATGCAGGAGTAAATGGGTTCATTACAAGACGTAATACCTGACCATTACAAATCCAAGCATTGACACTTAGCTGCTCTGCATCTTCTAACTCTTTAGGTATATCTATCTCTTGATCTTCTAGTACATCTCTATCAACAAATCCCCAGAACTCAAGAACCTCAAAACGATCTACACTATATTCTTCTGAGTCATCCTCCATAATGTGTTCCCACCATTCTTTCTGATAGGACTCACCAAGACTTAAAGTGTTGTCAATAGCATTCTTACGGAAGTAAGGACGATTCTTTAATCCACGTAGTTGTGAACGTGACATCTTATGACGTTCAATAATATACTCAGCTTCTTCCATTGTAGCTGCATCTGGATCAGGATAAAAGTTCCACACAGACACAGAGGTTGTCTGAGGTACAGTTTTAAATACTGGACTGTATGTACCTTCATCATCCCAATTAGGATACTCTTTGTCTACAGCAAATGGACCTTTCATAACACCAGTACCAAATAAAGCAGTCTCAAATGCGGCTGCACGTAAATGTTTCTTAGCATGAGACTCTTCTAGTTGATCATGTATCTTCTTTTCCATTTTCTTAGCTGCAACTTCTGCAGGGTGTATTTGCACAGAGCTAGGTGTTTTTCCTGGCCCCTCTGCTAGTTTATCAGATACAGGTTCTAAATCTTTTTCTAAACCTCCGAGTCTTTCCATATACTCAGGGAAAGTTTCACCAGCATTTAATTCATTAGTATTTTCTTTTGCTTTTGTAATATCTGCATTAGACTCAAAGTTTACTGTGTCTGAGATATTGTCTGGTAAAGTTGTTGGATCAATAGTAATAGGAAATCTATTACCACCAAATAAGACTTCAGCAATCTGACCATAAGCAGCTAATACTTTAGTCTTAGTTACTTTAACAAAGATACGAGATTTTTCTGTAGAGGTAAACTGTACATCAGGACCATAAAGACCACGGTAGTTTCTGTAAGCTTGTACCCAACGTTCTTCATCCATGCGCCTTGATGTTTCAGCCTTGGAGTATTTCTCTCTTACAAAACTTACAATTTGTCCTGCTGCAGGATCGGAGTATTCTTCTTTTGCCACATCTTCAATAGAAGAAGTCTCTTCCATATCCATGATCATATCTTCAAAGTCTTCTTCCATTATTTTACCTTCCAAGGTCCATTATTAAAATCATTCTCTTGTTGACATTTAGGGCAAGATTCATATTTTTTAAGGTCATAAATTATTTCACATTTTAAACAAGTTGTTTGCATACTTAATATCCAAATGTAGGGTCTGATGCTTGAAAGCCAGTTCTTTGAGTTGCTGGATCAAAATCAAATAAGCTACTTCTTGGTCTAGTCATAACACCATAACGTAGTGCATCGTACAAGTGATCTTCTGCATGTGTATCTACATCTTCTGGGTTATTCTTGCTTAGTGGTAGAGCTGGAAGCTGAGAGACAAGATTAGTACAAGTATCAAAAACTACTAGTCTAGGTTCTTCTGTAAACTCATCTACCTGTAATCTTCTGTGTATTTCGTTTTTACCTGCTATTCTAGAACCTTTTGATCTATCTGAAGGTCTCCAACGACAACCCTTTATTATCATTTGTTCTGCTAGGCTAGGTCCAGTATCTCCACGGTTATGCCATAAAGAAGAGTCAAGTACCCCATAACGTATCCTATCACCCTCTTCTGCTTCTAAGATTAAGTCTGCTAAGTCTGTAGCAGTTACTTTAGTTACATACATTTCTCTATAGACTATTAGTTGTTCTGAGGGAGTTATAGTAAACCAAACTACTCCTGTATGAGAACCATATCCATAGTCACAAGCTCTAAATCTTACCCAACTTCTAGGTATATCAAAGGGTTCTACCACATGAATTTTACGGTTAAACTCAGGGAAGGCTGCTCCCTCATTAATATCCCAGTCTCCCTCAAGTAACTGTCTACGTTGGTGCTCAGGCAAAGATAAAAGATTAGCTTCGTACAGACCATCATCAGAAAGGTAAGGATTATCAAATAGTGTTGCTGGTATAAACTTACGTCTAAAGAGAGGCTCACCCTCTCGTGTATGACCTTTAGGCCAAGTTATTTCTTCTCCGTTTTCATCAGTGGCCCAAAAAGGTTTATTGGGTGTCTGGGGGTCTACAAAGGTCTTCTTGACCCACTGATGTCCAGGCCCACCTGGGTTACTTGTAGCTCTCATGTAGAGAGGTAATCCAGAGGCTCTAGTTGAACGAAGACGTGATCTCATATAGTTCCATGCATAGGGACTAGGCCACTGTGTAAGTTCGTCAAAGCCAATCCAGTTAAAGGCTTGTCCTTGATATCTCATAACATCATCTTCACGATCAAGGTAACTCATCCAGAGTGTTGCACCTGATGGAGCTACCCAAGTCTTATCTCTCTCCATAAACTTAATCCCAGGAATAGCTTTGGGATAAAGCATCTTACTTACAGAAATAAGTTCACGTAACTCTTCTGTACTACGACGAACCAACAACATTCGTGCATTTGGGTTGCCAAAGTACCGAACTGGGTCTGCCACCATTGCATACGATTTACCTCCACCTGCAGCACCTCCATATAATACTTCTTGTTCTGTAGCTGCTAGAAAAGCTGTCTGTGGACCTACATTAGGCTCAAAGATAATCTCTTGGTAGTCTTCTACAAATTCTTCTTTAAAGTCCGTAACTGGAGGCTTCTTTAACTCCGAGCTGGCGACCTTCGTACCTTTGCGCTTTCTTATACGCTTCTTTGTATCTTTGGGCAATGTAGCGTTGATTTGAAGCTGCTGCCTTACGTTTTCGCTCAATCTTTAACCTCTTAAATAAACCTACATGAGATATAGGTCTTCCAGACTGTGTACTAAGCCACGCAGCTACTTCTCTGTAGCTATACTTCTTAACGTGTTTCTTTGCTTTTTCTATAAGCTCTAGCTCTATTGGTATTGGTAGTAGTATATCACAGTCTTCTGGGTCTTGTCTATAGCCAAAAGGTATATGCCTACCAACTCTTACTACAGTTTTCCAATTATACTCACCACCTTCTTTTACAGGTCTAGGTAGCTTCCAAGTTCTGTCAACTCTCATCTACTTTTTCTGGTAAAATAAATAGTGGATTTGCTGCAGATACTTCTACTTTTTCAGTTTTAGCAAAACCCCCTCTATCTAAAAGGTCTTTTGCTGCTACCATTTTTTCTTTATTACCAAGATCAGTAGGATTATTCATAACTTCAAACATAGAGTAAGCAGCTTTTGTTGTAGAAGTTGCTATAAA